AGCCCTTGCCATCATTGAATATACTCATTCGCTTTCCTTTATTTGATTTATTCTACTTACTACTTTGTCTATATCGCCCTTTTCAATGTCTCCACTTTCTACAGACAGCGATATCTTTTCTTTCCATTCATCATCTAAGCCTTCCATCTGTTCGTAAAGATAGTCTATATCTTCCTGACTTAGAGATGTATCTTCTACTCTATTCCTATACACATCATCAGCAATATTGAGATACATATTAAATGCTTTCTTGATACAGTCTGTATTAGCAGACTTAATATCATTACCAACATCTACAAAACCACCACCATCTCTTTTTTGCTGAATCCTATGTGCCGCAGTACAATCTCCTTGTCTCCATATACCACCTTCGAACCATCGCAATCTACCATGAACCATAAACGCTTCACTACCCATAGCCTCAGCTTTTATTATAGTCCAAGACCATCCCGGATAATGTTTATCTGCTACACTTCTCATATAGGAATACTCTACGTAATCTATACCCATCTTCTTCTTTATAAAAGACCTAGGAGTATCTTCCATAGATACTTTATCGTGTAGGTCTCTTATGATATCGAATGTATCTTCTGCTATCATAACCCCATTAGGTTGAGTATTTTCTACTAGTGATACCTCATCACTCATTCATACCTCCTTGTTCTCTCATTTTTAATATCTCTGCTGATAGGTAGACACAAGCATCTAACACCTCTTCGAGTGCTTCTGTTAACCATTCTCTACCATCTAATATATCAACCTCTTGGTTATACTCTCGTTTGCCCTTCTCTAACCTATCTTCTATTAGAGATATTATCTCTTTATTATACCCTTTCATATCAAGCTTCTGCCTTTGACTCACCAGTTATAAGAGATAGTATATCATTAGATTCATTAGCTAGTCTTTCTGCTCTAGCTATACTCTTCTTAAAGTCTGGTAACTCCTTTTCTTGGTTAGCCACTACAAACATTAAGTTCATCAAGGCAATTTCTAACTGCTCTAATCTAAACTCAATATTATCTATTCTTCGTGTAGGTCTCTTAATATTCTTTGGCATCTTTGTATTCTACTTTAACTACTTTTGTGTTCCTACCTGAACGTCTATTAAGATTATTAGAATACATCTCAGCATCCTCTTTCTCTTCGAATAGTCTATTAGGATAGTCTTTGTTTATCACATTAGAAAATGCACCACCTCTTATCATCCACCAAGTAGTATCATCTCTCTTCTCTTTTATTGTCCATCTACTCATTACCTTCTCCTTTGTTATATGGACAGATGTCTCGAACTGCACAATAAGACTTACACTTAACACCTGACCAAGTTTCTTCATCAGTACACTTATCTGGTAACTCGTTATGTTCTAAAGACCAGATAAGAGCGTCTCTTTTTAATTCAAATCTATCTAGTAGATGTTCGTTATTTATAAAGGGAACTTTCATCATATAAATCTTTTTATCTATACCCCTTTCTCTTGCAATTTGTAGACCTGCATCTCTAACTGTGGCTTGTATATACATCTTATCCACATCGTAACCATTGCTTTCTAGTAAGTATCTATAGAAGTTTACTTGCCATCCCCAATCTTCCATATCTACTTTATTATCATCTACATAAAACTCCTTAATTCTCTTAGGTGTACCAGCCTTACCCCACCTACCACTTCTCTTATATACTTCAGTAGGGTGATGTACATATTTATGTTGTATACCTAAACACTTTGCTATTTTGTAAGAACCAGAGAACTTGTAATCTACAAGTGTTTTTGTATCCTTATCAAATAGGTCTACAATTCCTGTTATACCTAGGGATTCTAGGGGAATCTCTGAGCCTAGTCTATTAGATAGATAGTGGTGTTGATGAGATGATTCTTCTAGTTTTAAATGGTGTAGAGTACCTGCCAAAGAGAATGCATTATCTTCTGGCTCTGTATAGTAATCTTCTTTTCTCTGTAGATACGATTGACAAGTACCTTGTAATAACTCTGTAGTAGATGGTTTTCTATTTGGTTCTCTATCTGATGACATATGTAGTAACGTAGGCAGTGATACACCCATTCTTTCTACATCCACCTTTCCTCTGCTCACATCTTCAAGAGATATAACTTCACCATCTGGATATTTAAACCCTTTCAACGGCATAATTTTACCTCATTTTCTCGTTTAGAATTTACCAACCTGTCCATAATTGAAGCAAGTTTTATTTTATTTTTCTTCATCATAATCAATTATTTCATCATCAGATATAAATCTTTCTATATATATTCCTGAGTCAGACTCTATTATTTCTAATTCTTTTTCTACAATCTCCTCAATAGACTTACCTCTGTGTATGTAATCATCTTTATCTATGTATACTGCTAATTCTACTATTACTGTTTTATAACTTCCCATTTATTACTCCTCCTCTTTAAACTTAGTTGTTCTTTTGTGCATATACTCTAATAGATATAACCCAAACATCTCAAGAATATCTTCAGTAGGTTTATTAAACCAACTATTTACATCTTCCTTGCTACATCTAGATAACTCTATTCCCTTAATTACTATTACGTTTAATATACTTATCCAATTAAGTATCTTCTCTTTATTTATTGTACCAGAGTGTAGCCTAAATTCTATTGTACCGTGATAATATCTAGAGTGCATATTAAGAGCTGAGTATCTAGCGTCATTATACTTATCTGAACTAGGGTCACTACCCATATAATTATAGTACACATCTATTAAGTCTTGCTCACTATCTATCCAAAGAAGAGTATCCTTACTTATGTCGAAATCCTTACACCAATTAGAATCTTGCCTAGACTTAGGCATCATTGACTTTATCTGTTTTTGTAGGCGTCCATATACTATACCTACGTGTGCTACTTCTCTTGCAGACATATCTGTAGAGTTAAAGTGTACGTGTAAACCACAACTTCTATTAACAGTTACGTCATTATCCCTCTTCCACCTCATTAATTTGGATAGACTATCTGCTAGTAGGTCTCCATCTGCAGGGTAAGATACCATTTCTACACCTACATATTCTTCTGGTGGACTTATAGAACCATCACTATGTCTCTTCCAGAACTCAGGAGATTCACATTCGTAATTATATTCTGGAATTACACACTCAACTTCTACACCTACTAATCTCTTAATAGGATATGTGAATGTACTAGAAGTCCTAGAGTAATTAGGTGGACAGTTATTAGTGAATCTACTAATCATACTACCAGATTCATCTGGTTCACAACCTACACAGTAAGTACCATCATTTAACCAGATAGCGTTGTCATTTTCTACTGGCTCTGAACAATGCTCACAGTAGCTATAATAATCATAGAAACAATTATCACAGTAAGTATCACCGCTACTATTTGAGTACCAGTTATCTATATATATAGCATCAGAGCAACAAACACACTCTGAGTAGCTATCATTAAAGCAAGGCTCACAAACCATAGCTTGTTCATTGTAGATTTCTCTCGTCTCTGAACATTCACAACAACTAGGTGGAGGTTCTACTCTCTGTGTCTGTGTAGGGTGCTGACTTTGTTGATAAGGCATATCATACTCCTATGTTACTTATTTCTATAATACCAACTACAAAAGCATTTACTACCTTCAACCATTTCATATTCTTAAGTGCATCATACAAGCTAACTTCTACACAATCAGAGTCCATATCTACATCTACAGAACCAAGTTCCTTTATTTGTTTTTGTAGAAAATGTAGATACTCTTCGTAGCTACTATCAGCTAAGAATGGATTCCTCTTGGACTTCTCGTATATTTTTCTAATAACATACTCTTTAGACTTTAGCTTTATAGGATTAGGAAAACCTACAAGTATTACCTTCTTACTAGAAGAGTGATTCGTTTTTGTTTTCATCTATACTACCTCCTTCGCTATTTTTTTCTCTATAAGCATCTCCATAGTACTCACAATCAAAGCATACATTACTACCAGTAGCATCTTTCCATATCTCATCTGCAGGTGTATACTCATAGCAATAAGTACATATCTCTTTTCTACCACTATCTGTAGAACCAGATGTTATAAGATGACTACTAGCAGGACTAGGGTTACTATCCTTAGAATAGTAGTTGTAATTTCTACCAGACCAAGAACTACCACCATAATAACTATTTCTATAGCCATACTGACTAATAGTATCAAATGGTACTTGCTCTTGATTAGGTCTACTATCGAAGTTATCAGTATCGTATGTGAAGATATAATCTTCTGGTACTGATTTAATAGGTAGGTTTAACCCAGCTCTAATCATAGCATCTTGCATTATAGCTTTAGTAGATGCCCAGAGTAATACTCTAGCCTTCTTCCAGT